ACCTGTAGATTATATTGTAGAAAATAAACTTGACTTCCTAGAGGGTAATGTGGTAAAGTATATAACTCGACATAAAACAAAAAATGGTATAGAAGATATTAGAAAAGTAATACACTATGCAGAGTTAATATTAGAAAAGAAATATGGAAAGGAAAAATAAATGGCATCACTAATGGGTAGTAATTATTTACCTACTGAATACCAATCATTCATTCATATGTCTAGGTATTCACGTTGGTTAGAGAAGGAGAACAGAAGAGAAAGTTGGGGAGAAACTGTAGGCAGACTTATATCTTTCTTTAAAGAACATATAGATACTAATTATAAAGGTGTAATTAAAAATAAAGAATGGAATGATATAGAAGAAGCTATCTTATCTTTAGAAGTTATGCCAAGCATGAGAGCTTTAATGACTGCAGGAGATGCATTAGATAGAGAACATGTGGCAGGATATAACTGTTCTTATATTCCTATTGATAGTCCAAGAGCATTTGATGAAGTGTTATATATCCTTATGAATGGTACAGGTGTAGGCTTCTCAGTAGAGAGACAGTACTCTGACAAGTTACCTACTGTTCCTGATGTAGAGTTTGAACATACAGAAGATGTAATATCTGTTGTTGATTCTAAAGAAGGATGGGCAAAAGGATTTAGAGATTTAATATCTTATCTTTATACAGGGAGAGTTCCTAAGATAGATGTTAATAAAATTAGACCTGCAGGTGCAAGATTAAAAACATTTGGTGGTAGAGCTAGTGGACCTCAACCTCTGGTAGATCTCTTTGACTTTACTATTCTTAAATTTAAGAATGCTAAAGGTAGAAAGCTTTCCTCTATGGAATGCCATGACATTGTATGTAAGACAGGTGAGGTTGTAGTAGTAGGTGGTGTACGTAGGTCAGCTCTTATATCTTTATCTAATCTATCAGATCAACGTATACGTTCAGCTAAGACAGGGGAGTGGTGGACTACTAATCCAGAGAGAGCATTAGCTAATAACTCTGTAGCTTATACAGAGAAACCTGATCCAGGAATATTTATGAAGGAATGGTTGTCCTTATATGAAAGTAAATCAGGGGAGAGAGGTATCTTTAATAGAGCATCAGCTCAAAAGAAAGCTGCTGAGAATGGTAGAAGAGATGCTGACTGGGACTTTGGTACTAATCCATGTAGTGAAATCATATTAAGACCAAATCAATTCTGTAACTTAACTGAAGTTGTTTGTCGCTCTACTGATACTATGGTTAGCTTACTACGTAAAGTAAGAATTGCTACATTACTAGGTACTATACAATCTACCTTCACAAACTTTGGCTATCTAAGAAAGAGATGGCAGAATAATACTGAAGAAGAAAGATTACTTGGTGTATCTCTTACTGGTATCATGGACTCAATAGAATTAAATACTATTAATGGATTAGAACCAAGACTTAAAAGATTAAAAGAAGAAGCAGTAGACACTAACAAAACTCTTGCTAAGAAGTTAGGCATACCACAATCAACAGCTATCACTTGTGTTAAACCTTCAGGTACTGTTAGTCAGTTAGTAGATAGTGCTAGTGGTATACATGCTAGACATAATCCTTATTACATTAGAACAGTAAGAGGGGATAACAAAGATCCATTAACAGAGTTTATGAAAGCATCTGGTATACCTAATGAACCTGATGTAACAAAGGAAGAACATACAACTGTATTCTCTTTTCCCATGATGGCTCCAAAGGGTTCTATATGTAGAACAGATATGACAGCTATAGAACAATTAGAGATATGGAAAATTTATGCACAACATTGGTGTGAACATAAACCTTCTGTAACTATTAGTGTTAAGGAAGATGAATGGGTTCCTGTTGGTGCATGGTGTTGGGAAAACTTTGAACATCTAAGTGGTGTATCCTTCTTACCTTTCTCTGATCATACCTATCAACAAGCACCTTACCAAGATATAGATGAGAAGACTTATAAAAGGTTAGCAAAAGAAATGCCTACTGAAATTGATTGGAATAAATTACAAGACTTTGAGAAAGAAGACAACACTAAAGGATCGCAACAACTTGCCTGTACTGCAGGAGTGTGTGAGCTAGTAGATATATAATGTTACAAGAAGTAATGGAACAACTCAAAACAATACGTGATCCAGAGATACCTATTGATATAGTAGAGTTAGGTCTGATATATGATGTATCTTTTGATAAAACTAAATGTAATATTCGAATGACACTCACTACTGCATGGTGTCCTGTTGCTCAAGAGATGCCTGTATGGGTTAAAGAAGCTGCCTTGAAAGTAGAAGGTGTAGAGGAATGTGATGTGGCAGTTACCTTTGATCCAGCATGGGGACATGATAACATCTCAGAAGCTGGTAAGTTAGAGTTAGGTTTAACATGAAAGAAAGTAAACCTGCCATAGCTACTGCTGATGTTGAATTAATTAGGAAGGTAATCTCTTATTATATTAAACATTATGGACCTCCTAATAAAGAAGTAGAAGAAAAACTTTTAAATTTATTTCATAGGATAGGAAGATTGTGATAACAGCATGGCTATTATATATTCTTGTTTATTTTAATGGTAATCTTAAAATAGAACTGTATGAATACACTACAGAACAACAATGTGAACAGGAAAAAGAAAGAGTTATAAAAGAAATTAAAGAAGTATATGATATAGATGCTGAAGCACATTGTTTGTATACTATACAAGATGATTACTAAAAAAGTTCTTGACTTTTAAATTAAACTGTGTCATACTTACACTATAGAATGCCATTATGGGTTCTACTAATCGCTTAATGAAAGGATAAACAATGAGTGTATTTCATAATATAAATAGATATGCTATAGGATTTGATCATCTGATGGATCACTTAGTATCTCTACACAGCAACAATAACTTAACAACTAATGAGTATCCCCCTTACGATATAATAAAGGAAGGAGAAAATAATTATAAAGTAGAACTTGCAGTTGCAGGTTTTAAAAAAGATGAGTTAAGTATCCAACTAAAAGATAATACCCTTACTATAAAAGGTGAGTCTAATTCTAAAAATTCTAATGGAGATTATCTTCATAAGAATATAGCACGAAGATCTTTCTCTAAAGACTTTTCTCTTGCAGAGAATATAGAAGTAGGGGAAGCTTCATTTGAGGATGGTGTGTTAGGTGTTCATTTAGAACATAATATACCTGAAGAACAAAGACCAAAAGAAATATCAATACACTAACTAAGAGTGAGGGAGTGTTTTGATTTCCTTTCACTCCCTCATAACATGGAGACAAAATGAATACAGTTTATATAGGGTATGATCCTAAAGAAGATACATCATATGAAGTTTTAAAGTTTACTATAGAAAGAATATCAGGTAAGAATATACGTGTTGTTCCATTAAGAAAAGATATCTTAGAACATATAGGTATGTATACACGTAAGTCTGAGATGATAAAGGGACAACCTTATGATGTGATAGATGGTAAACCTTTCTCAACAGAGTTTAGTTTCTCTAGATTTTTAGTACCTGCATTAAATATGTATCAAGGTAAAGCTTTATTTATGGATTCAGATATGTATCTACGTGCAGATGTAAATGAATTATTTGATCTATGTGATATGGATTACTATCCTGTGTACTGTGTACATCATAAGTATGAACCAGAGAATAAAACAAAGATGGATGGTAAAGAACAACATGCTTATCCAAGAAAGAATTGGTCAAGTCTTATGATGTTTAATTGTGGACATACAGAAAATAAAAAACTTACACCTGATGTAGTTAATACACGAACAGGTAGATGGTTACATGGTTTTGGTTGGCTTCCTGATAAAGAAGCAGACATAGGTAAGATACCTGAAGAATGGAATTGGTTAGATGGGCATTCCCCAGTAGATCTTGAAGCAAAGAATGTACACTTTACAACAGGTGGTCCTTGGTTTAAAGATTGGAATCCTAGAGGAGAAATAGAAGGTAAGTATGCTGTTGAATGGTGTAGTGATGCTGACTGGTTAAAGATGAAAGGTATAATTAAGATGGAGAAGGACTATATGATATGACAAAGATAAACTTTGTTACTTCTTTTAATGAAACTATTTATAATATTGTAGGACATCATTTATTTAATTCAATTAAAAATAATTGGGAACCTAGTTTAAAATTAACAGGTTACTATCATGACTTTGATCCTAAAAATTATACTATAAAAGATATATCTTTAAAGTCTTTAGATAAGGTAGAAGACTATAAAAAGTATTTAAAAGATAATAAAGAACATAATGGTACAGAGAATGCAACTATAGATTATAACTGGCATCTTGATGCACTTAGATGGTCACATAAAGTATATGCTTTAACTGAAAAAGCTTTTGACTTAGCAGAAGAATCTGCAGATGCAGGTTGGTTGATATGGATTGATGCTGATTCTTTAGCTACAAAAAGATTAGTACCTAGTGATATTCTATCCATGCTTCCTGATGCATGTGATATTGTTTACAAAGGTGTAAGAATTTATCCTGATAAAACTTATTACCTTGATACTTCTTTTATAGCTTTTAATTTAAGTAAGAAACCTGCTCTTGATTTACTTGGTGACTTACGTGGTGCTTATAATTCAGGAGAACTATTACAGTACAGAGAATGGCATGACTCTTTTATATTAGAAAGACTTTTAAATATTTATAAAGCTCATGGTATGAAAATAAAATCTCTTGAACAAATAGGTGATTACATTACACACTTTGAAGGTATAGATAAAGTAAATCAATTAGCTATAAGAGATGATAAAGGGAATAGATTAGTTGCATTATCAGAAGATAAAGTATCTCAAGATATTAAACCTAATAGATATAAACAATTAGCTGATCTTATTAGAGAATATAAACCACAATCTATAATAGAAGTAGGTACATGGAATGGTGGTCGTGCTATTGAGATGGCTCTTGCTGCATTTGAAAACCAAGATGAAATATTATATAGAGGTTTTGATTTATTTGAAGATGGTACTACTGAAACAGATGAAGAAGAGTTTAATCTTAAAGCACATAACACGCAGAGTGCTGTTATAAAAAGACTACAAGAATTTAGAGCTAAGATGATGGAGAAAAAGAAAGTCTTTACATTTGAAACAGGTAAAGGTAACTCAAAAGAAATACTAAAAGATCGTACAGATTTAGATGCTGATCTTGTTTTAATAGGTGGTGGTAATAGCATTAAAACTACAAAAAGTGATTATGATAATTTAAAACATAATCCTATTGTTGTTATTGATAATTTCTTTAGAGAAGATGAAGATAAAAAGAATGCACCAAAAAAATATCAAGGTACAAATAAAGTTGTAGACAAATTACCTAAAGGAAAAAAAGATGGAGTACGTAGATGGGTAATACCTTCTCAAGATTTAGTACGTGGTGGTGGTTACACACATCTTAGTGTTATATTAAATGATAAAAAATTAAAGGATCTACCTAAAAAGTTATTAACTGTTCCTATTGTAGTACACCCTAGAGATTGTGTACCTAAAGATTTTATTAGAGATAATATTAAAAGTAATATGAAGCTAATAGATAAATGGCTAGGTAAATTTCCAATGCATAAAGGGAATGTAATACTTGTATCAGGTGGACCTTATTTAAATATTAATAAATTAAAAACACATATAAGAAATAATCCTACGAGTAAAATTGTTTGTGTTAAACATTCTTATCCTACATTAATTAATAATGGTATACTTCCTTGGGCTTGTATTGTCCTTGATCCTAGACCTATTACAGGTATAAGTACACATGGTATAGTAAGAAAAGAATTGTTTAAACAGATAGAAAAGAAAACGAAATTCTTTGTTGCATCTATGACTGATCCTTCTGTTACTAATTACTTAATAAAGAAAGGTGCAGAGATACATGGATGGCACGCATTTACAGAATCATTAAGAGATCCTGCTGAAAAAAAGAAAAAGATGGTTAATAATTCAGTAACACTTAATCCAGATATAGGTATACCTCAAGGCTCTACCCTTATTACAGGTGGTACATGTGCTGCCATGAGAGCATTAGGTATCATGCATACTATGGGCTTCAGACATTTTGATCTATTTGGTTTTGATTCTTCTATGGAAGAACCTACTGCAGAACAACAGAAAGAAACTACTGGTGCTGAAGATGAAGATCCTAGACCTAAATATATTCAAGTAGGTGTAGGAGATAAAAACTTTTGGACTACAGGAGAGCTATTAGCTATGGCACAAGATTGTGAAAGAACTTTTGCTGATCCACCTATGGAAATGAATTTAAATTTCTTTGGAGAAGATACTTTAATAACTGCTTTATGGAATGTACAAAAGAAAAAACCAACATTTGAGGAAAATTTTTGATGGATAACTATGTACTACCTACTAAACCTAAACCTTCTGAAAAATATTTAGA